TCAACTTTAACACTATCAACTAGACCTTGTTCTTGACCACCATCAATTTGATCTATAGAAATTCTGTTAGGATTTAATACACTATAAGGATTAGAAACTGATTGTTGAGATGCTGCAGGAATACTGCCTACAGTAATATCAATTTCTGGTGCACCACCTGAAGTACTTCCAGATTTTGCATCGCCTGCTTTACCAATTGTGCCTTGAATAATTGGATATTGATAATCATGATCAGCCCACATACCAACAACACGTGATCCTACTACAAGACCAACCGGCGCAGTACCTATTCTTCCAAGCGCAGCAGATGTAGCAGACTGCATTACTTGAGCCCATGGTAGATCTTGATCAGGGATATTAATTTTATCATCATGCCGACCAAAAACACGAACTTGAACTCTACCAGAACGATGTGGGTCCATTACATTAGTAACAATTCCAACCCACCAACCAACTGGCTGACCTAATGACCTACTTTCACTCATATTTAATTAATCTCCTTGTTCGCCATATGCACCTTTAATACATTCAATCACACATGTATATCTTGGTCTTTCACCAAATTCACCAATTTTATGATGTATTCTTGAAATTAAAAAATTACCTGTCATTAATGGATCTTCGCCTTGTGTTCCTGTTAAACCCTTTTTGTTTGGAATAGTACATTCAATCATTTGACCGGCAGATAATAATGTATCGCCTGGTACTCTAATTTTCATTGCATTTTGCATTAATGCAGCCAAATAAACTTGCATATTAGCAGTGTGTTCAGGTATATTGGTGACCGGTCTTTGCGAAATATCTATAGGTATCATTGTTTGTGGCGGTATTTTTGTATTATTATAATATTTATTTTTAAACCCTTCAGTGATATTTGAAATATCACCACCTAATTCACCTACTGGTGCTTCAATATCTTTTGATTCAAAATTCCATGTGGTAAAATTAAAAGTTGTAACTCTTCTTGGTCCGCCATATTGAATATTTTCAATTGATTTAAACTGCGTAGGAATTTTATAAGAAAGAATATTATCATCTTCTCTAGCTGTAAAATCAATATTCAATGCTGATTGTTTAAAACTTTTAATTGGATCTTTTTTAAATAAACTTTCTATTGTAACAAAATTATAAGTTTGTTGCTCATTCTCTCTATTTTCAAAAAAAACATAAAGTGATGAATCATTTTCAGCAGAGACTGATCTTTTTCTAACCATCTCAATTGCTCTAAATGGGTTCATGTGTGGAACAACTATTTTTTGTGATGTTTTAGTTTGTTCAATAGTAATGGGTTTTTGACTTTTTAAATATTCTATATGTATATCTTCAATTATTTCAGAACAAAGCTGATTATAGCTTTTTTGCACATAATTTGTTTTGGCAAACATTGCTTCTTCAGAAACGCATTTAAGTTTATACTTCTTACCTTTCTGTGCTCCAGTCATTTCAAGTTCACCAAGTTCATATAAAGCAAAACGAAAATCTGCTGTTACAGTACCTGGAATACTTATTGTAAATAACACTACCTCATCACCCAATAACTTTATTTCACCTAAGTAATCTTGTGTGTCAAATACTTCAATATCACACACTGTTCCTGGTGTAAAAATGCTTTCATATATTGAAGCACTTATAAAAATATTAGAAATATCTAATATTGCTCTTTCTGAAACAATCGCCATTGTTTCAATTGTAAAATCACCAGATTGATAGTTAAAAGTCATATTATTTTAATAACCTTTTTAACTCTTTAGATATTCTAGTACTGTAAGATTTTTCTAAAATTTTTATTGACATATTATTAACATTTATTTCATTTTCATGTTCATAATAAGTAACCGGGCTCCAATAGCTAGATTCAATTGCACTTATATTATTTGCTATAGAAGTTGCTGTTGTAAAAGCTGTGTTTGTTTTGCTTTCAGTACCATACAAATAACTATTAGCAGTAATAGCACCTGAAGTAGTTATGCCACTTAAATGTTGTAATATTACAACTGATGCATTGGAAAATTTTATTTGGCCTTGACCGAGATTATTAGTATCAAATACTACATTAACAATTTCATCGGTTGTAAACATTGATCCATTTGCAATATTGTATTTGGATACAGCATTTGTGTTATGTTTCCAATCTATACGTCTTCTTTTATATGAATATACCGTAGAACTTTTTAATTCATCTAAGTAAACTGGTTCATAATACTGTTTAAGATTATCATTTAAATTGTTATAAGAAGAAACTGATATCTGTTGTTGATTATTATACCAATTATTTCTATAATATTTAATTTTAGATACAGCATTTTCAAGTGTGCCGTATTTTTTTACTATAAAATTTTTAAAAGTATCTTGATCCAAATTCCAATCATAGTAAGGGTCAATAATACCATTAGTAAGATATAAGATCCAAGACATGTATTGATCATCATAATAATTGAATGCTAAATTATCTGCACGTTCATATGGTCTGATATTATCAAGATAGTATAGATTTGGATTATTGTAAGCATTACTTAAAACTTTAACACGTTGCGTGATATCAATAGCAACAGTATTTGAATACTGTATTAATTTAAATTTTTCAAAATATTTTTCTGACATTTTTGAATACTATTATGGTTGTTCAAAAGGAACAGGAATATTTTTTCCTGCTTGATAATCATATTTTGTAAAATATTCAATTTCTTGTAATTGCATTGAAATTTGAACAGCAGTTGGTGCTGCTTTAGGTCCTGAATAAAATGATGGTGCACCACTTGGTGCATAATTTGCTGTAAATGACTTAACCACACAAGGTTTAAATTTATATGTGTATTCATCATTTGGATGTAATTTAACAAGAAGCATTTCCGGATATTCAAATAAAACGCCTGATGTATTAGTTATTGCTGGTAATATATGATATTTAATTGAATCAGTTATACGTTTTAATACTTCAGATTCAGATTCATTTTTTGGATATAGTTTCCAAGTAAATGTATGTGATCTAAATTCAGGATTTTTAAAAACAGATGTAAAAAATGGATTAACTGCTACACCAGATATAGCGCTGGCAGCATTAATTAAAGATTGACCTCCTGCTGCTCGAGCTACAGCTTGAGCTGCTGCAGTTGAAGCGCCGAATACAAGTTTACTAAGTGCTGTGCCAGGGTAATCATTTGTTTGTGATGATTCAACAGCTGAACCTAATAAAGGTCCTAATGATTCATTAGCATAATTTAAACTTGTAGTTTCATTTAAATTATCAGGTATTGGTAAAAGTATATTCCCCTGATCGTCAATAAATTTTTGTTCATCTATGGATCTTTTTACATATTTAACAAATCTTAAAGACATAAAATATTTACCACCTTCACCTTGAGTTAGATCAAGTGGAAATTGTAGTGGTTCTTGAAATTCTTCAGATAATCTTGATGATTCATAATTAGCAGCAATTGCAAGAACACCAGCCGCAGCCGCTACTCTACCAAGCATAACAGCTGCCCCTGGATTTCTGGCACTGGCACCAGCTAACTGCGCTGCAATATTAGGAAATCGTCCAGCCGGCATATTTAAATCCCTATAAATAAATTTTATTATATTTATATGAGTGATAAATGGCTTATAAACAAGGGATTTTCAAACCACAGAATCCACATAAGTATAAAGGCGATTCAACACAAATAATTTACAGATCAGGATGGGAGTTACGTTGTATGTCCTATTTTGATTTACACCCTGATGTTATTTGGTGGTCTTCCGAGGAAAAAGTAATTCCATATAGATCGCCGGTTGATGGTAGAATGCACCGTTACTTTGTAGATTTTTTAATAAATATAAAGAATAGAAACGGTAAAATTGAGACTGTAATGATAGAAGTAAAACCAAAAGCGCAGACTCAAGAACCAAAAAAACAAAAAAAGATAACAAAGAGATATATCAACGAAGTGTTTACATATGGGGTTAATCAGGCTAAATGGAAAGCAGCAGAGGAATACTGTGCAGATCGTGGATGGAAATTTATGATTATGACAGAAGATGAAATCTTTGGTAAAAAAGCATGACATCATATATCTTTCAGAGACTAGCACAACGTGGTAAACTAGAAGGGGTTGATACAACAATCCGTCAACGTGATGCAAGAACTTGGTTTCGTAATGCTGCACAAGAAGTGTCTAGTGTCAATTCAAATTTGATGATGAGAGACAAGAAAAATTCTGTTACATCAATAGATGAAAAGTCTATTGGATCAATGTTTATGTTTTTCTATGATCCAAAATTAAAAGATAAACTGCCATTCTATGATATCTTTCCTCTAGTAATTCCCATTGGAATGAAAAATGATGGCTTTCTTGGTCTAAATCTTCATTATCTACCACCATATCTAAGAGCAGTTTTGATGGATAAACTCTATCAAACTGTAAATAATAAACGATATGATGCTACTACTCAATTAAAAGTATCATATGATTTATTAAACGAATATAGTAAATTTAGATACTTCAAACCATGTGTAAAAAGATACTTATTTAGTCATGTTGGTTCTTCATTTCTAAAAATAGAACCAGTTTATTGGGATGCCGCTCTCATGCTTCCAACTGAGAGATTTAAAAAGAAATCAAAAGAACTAGTCTGGAAGAATAGCAGGGAGATGGTTGACTAATGCCTTTTAATATATCAAAATTTTCAAGTATAATAAATAAAACTGGTATTCTTAAAAACAATAAATTTGATGTTCAGATAGTATATCCGGAAATACTTAAAGACAAGAATGATTTATTTGAAGAACTTATGTTTAGAGCTCAATCTGTAATAGTTCCGGGTGTTTCAATTGAAACACAACAAATAAATCGTTATGGTATAGGTGTGAAAGAAAAATTTGCAAACCGAGCTTTTTATGAAGATGCAATTTCAATAACTTTTATTGAAAGAAATGATAGTTCAATAAGAGATTTAATGACAAAATGGATAGATTCAATAGTAAATTTCCATAATGTAAGATCTTTTTCTGAAGCCCCAACATATTTAACTAGATATAAAAATACTTATATAGCAGAAATGATAATTAAACATTATAGTGATAACGAAGATAAAATATCAAATGTTTATCATATACACGAGGTATTTCCTATATCATTAAGCCCCATTCCTCTTGGATGGAGTGAAAATAATGACGCAACAAGAGTTCAAGTTGAATTTGCATTTACAGAATGGTATAGTTTAAACTTACAAGAAGCAAACTTACAGAATGCTATTACTGTAACGCCACCACAAGCGGGAACTATAACACCACCACAGGTGGGTACTGTTCAAAATGAATAATATTCATATCTTATAACGTTTAAAATAATAAATCATTTAAAACTGAAAATTATTAGGAATTTTAGATTATGCTACCTAAAATACAACATCCGATCTTTGAATTTACAGTACCATCTACCAAGATTGTAACAAAATTTAGACCATTCTTGGTAAAAGAAGAAAAAATACTACTCATGGCAAAAAGCTCTGAGGATCGTGCTGATATCCTCAGAGCCATAAAGCAAGTTGTCAATAACTGTGCTATTGATAATTTTGATGTAGATAAATTGACTCTATTTGATCTTGAATATCTTTTCCTAAAGTTAAGATCTATTTCTGTTGATAATACAGTAAAAGTCTCATATAGAGATAATGATGATCAAAAGGTTTATGATTTTGTAATTGATCTATCAAGTATAGAAGTAAAATTCCCAGAGAATGTAGAATCAATTATAAAAATTAGTGATGATATGGGTATTGTAATGAGATATCCATCAGCATCAATCTTTGATGATCGTACATATTTCCGTGCAGGAGATGATGCTTACTATGAATTAGTACTTCGTTGTATTGATAAGATCTATGATTCAGATAATGTATATCAAGCAACTGATTACAATAAGGAAGATCTAGAAAAATTCCTTGATGATTGTGGCATTGCTGTATTCAATGAAATTCAAAAGTTTATGACTAATGTACCTAAACTCTATCATAGACTAAATTATACAAATTCCAATGGAAAGGATAGAGTCATTGAACTGACAAGCCTAACCGATTTTTTTACATTGGGCTGAATCACAATACATTAGAGAATTATTATATCTCTATGTTTGCAATGATTCAGCATCATAAATACTC